CGTTTCTCTGCCTGGCGACATGCCAATAGATGGGCTAGTTCTTAAACAATCACTCCGTTACAAGGAGCGAACGGTAGGACTTAACCGTTATTATGCGGCTTTGCAAAATGATATCAAAGTTGACTTTGTGATCCGGTGTCCCGAGGTTAGAGGCCTATCAGAAAAAGCCGCTGATATTCTGGTGGCAATCTTGATTGACGGACAGCAATACAAGGTCATGCAAATTCAATATATTGAGGACGCACAGCCTCCCTCAATGGACCTGACGCTTGAGAGAGTTGGCGAAAATTATGTTACTGGCTGATATAAAAACAACCCTCCTAACCGTCACTAGCAACGTCCGTAAGTTCGATGGGACAGGAATGGTTTGCCCTTATATTGTGTGGTCAGAGGATGGACAGGACAACTCAGTATGGGCAAATAACAGGATGCAAGCCCAAGCCATAACTGGGACCATTGACTATTTTACTCTGACTGATAACGACCCCAACTGTAAGAAAATACAGGATGCTTTAAATGATGCTGGGATAGCCTTTAGGCTTGAATCGGTTCAGTACGAGGTTGATACCAAGAAGATCCATCACGAATGGGTGTGGTCTATTTGGCTAGAATGACGTTCCTAGCCGGCGACGAATTCGCCCTTGCTCTTTCACATCTCGCGACACAATCGGACGAGATCGCGAAAAAAGCCATCTTCGAGGGCGCGAAAATAATCGCTGATAAAATTAAAAGTAATCTTGAAGGGGTATTATCCCAGGAAGCGACCGGGGAGCTGGTGGCTTCCTTTGGTGTCACTCCAATCGAGAAAGACGCGTCCGGCAATTGGAACGCTAAGATTGGCTTTGATGGCTATGACACCGATGGGGTCGCAAACCAATTAAAAGCCAGGGTTTTGGAGAGTGGATCTTCCAAACAGCGGAAAAAGCCATTTGTCCGGCCGGCGGTAAACGCAACGAAGAAACAAGTCGTTGAAAAAATGGGTCAGGTTATCGACGAAGAAATCCAAAAATTAAATTTATAGGAGGTATAAGCTATGCCGGAAATTGTAAACAGTGCAACCACAGGTATCAAAAAATTAGTCTATGCGATCATGCTCGATGAAGCGTTAGAAACTTACGGACCAGTGAAAGAAGCGCCGCCACTTATCAATATTAAGGTGGCTCCGAAAGTCGATGTGGCCACACTATACGCAAACAATCGAGCGGTAGAAACTGCTACAAGCATTGGCGATATACCAGTAGACTTTGAAACCCAGGACATGCCTCATGAAGTTCAGGCTGATTTTCTCGGGCACGCCCTTGATCCGGTAACGGGAATATTAACCAAAAACATTGATGACAAAGCACCATACGTGGCATTAGGCTACGAACGAACCAAAGGCAATAGCAAGAGCAGATATGTTTGGTTACTCAAGGTAATGTTTCAAGAAATCGCAGAAGAGGGAAAAACCCAAGAAGGAAAAGTAACCTTTCAAACTCCGAAGGTATCGGGACTTGGTATTGCCAACAAAAATGGAGATTGGTTGAAATCGGGTGATGAGGATTCGGGCACAGATCCCGCTACTGTAGCTTTCCTAGCAACGGTACCAGGCACTGGGCCCTTTGACGCAGTCGCGCCAACGGTAACAAGCGTGCCGATTGACGCTGCAGTTGGAGTTTTGGGAACCGCTGATTTGGTGCTAACCTTCAATAAGGCAATTCAACCATCGACAATGGCCCCAGCTAATGTGTTCGTCATGATGGCCGATGGGACTGCAGTGGACACAACGTTGGCTATTAGTGCCCTTAACACAATTGTAACGGTGCATCCTACTATCGCTTTGGCGGCAGGGGCATATATCCTCGTTGCAACCACAAATATCAAGAGTGCATCCGGAATTGTACTTGCTACTAATTACGTGGTTAATTTCACAGTTTAATTATTGAGGGCTGAAATGCCCTCTTTTTCTTTTAAAGAATTTCGGGGAGGAATTATTAATGGAATTAAAACTTGAATTTATAACCGGCCAAGATAAAGATGGCGAAGATATTGTTGAGATGAGAACATTCGCAACAAACAAAATAAAAGCACGGCTCGTAAGGGAAGCACTTGAAGTAAAAGGATCTCTTGACCCTAATAATTTCGGTCCCGATACGTTAGACAAGCTCGCAGATTTTACGTGTAAAGTTTATAAAGACAAATTTACTAGAGATGAACTTTATGACGGCCTTGAGTCCAATTGCTTGATACAAACCCTGAAAAGCACTATGGAAGAGGTAATAAATGGTGTGACAAGCAGATTAGATACGTTTCCCCCAAAGCAACGGAACGGGAGAAAAGCTAACGTTAAATGATTGGATGAAAGAGATGTACTTAGGATTGCTGGAAAAAGGCTGGACACTTAATGATATCGATAATATGGACATTTATTATCACCTTGAACTCTTAAGTTATAAAGCAAACAAAGCCGTTAAAAAACAAGTCACGGCGATGGACGATGCCGGGCTATAGGGGGAATGAATTATGGCTTATGACATCGGCCCCAGAATTGGGATTGAAGGGGAGGCCGAGTTCCGCCAGGCCATTAATGCCCTGAATACCAGTTTCAAAACATTGGGCACAGAGATGGCCGCAGTAACATCTCAATTCGATAAAAATGACAAAAGCAGTAAGTCCTTAACTGCTCAAAATGGCGTATTAAATAAGCAGATCGATCTTCAAAAAGAAAAACTCACACAGTTAAACTCGGGGCTAGCGCAATCCACCACGAAATATGGAGAGGCTGACAAGGTTACCCAAGGCTGGCAGCAGGCGGTCAATAAAGCCACCGCCGAGTTAAACAAGATGGACAGAGCACTAGCAGAAAATAATAAAAATATAGCCCTTCAAGACAGTAACTGGACTAAAATAGGGAAATCCTTCGACACTATAGGCACTAAGATGAAAACTGTAGGAGAAGGGTTCAGTGGTGCCGGCGAGAAATTATCGAAAGGTTTAACTGTTCCTATTATTGCGGCTGGGGCTGGGCTTTTCGCCCTTGTGGTTAAATCGACAGACGCTGCGGATGAGTTACAGAAAATGTCTGACACAACAGGACTGAACGTTGGAAGATTGCAAGAACTCCAGTATATCGGTACGAAAGTTGATGTTGAGCTGACAACAATGACGGACTCACAGAAGTTTTTGACCAAGGCAATGTCAGCCGCACAAGCTGGAACGAAAGCACAGTCCGAAATATTTAAGACGCTCGGCGTTTCGGTTGTTGATAGTAGTGGGCATTTACGAGATAGCAATGTAGTTTTTAATGAAGCGATTACGGCACTTGGTAAGATGACCAATCCAACAGAACGCAATGCAATGGCTTTAAAGCTATTTGGGAAATCGGCATTAGAACTTAATCCATTGATCACAGCAGGTGCTGGTGAAATTGCAAAATTGACCGCTGAGGCTCATAAAAACGGTGCAGTCATGAGCGAAGAATCCGTACTTGCAATGCATAAGTTCAGTGACAGTATGTCGGCATTAAAATTAAGCATAAGCGATGCAACTGGCAAAATAGTCGCTGAGATGGTACCGACTCTTAATGAGCTGATTCCAATTGTCCAAAACCAAATCATTCCCGCTATTGGGGCATTTGCTCAAAAAATAGCTGATTTAATAATATCATTTGCTAATTTATCTCCCACCACTCAAAAAATTATATTGGGATTTGGGGTCTTTGCGGTGGCAATTGGCCCATTACTATCCCTTATTGGTAGCATAACAACTGTTGCTGGTGCAATTGCGGAAGCCTTTGGTGCAGCATCTATAGCAATTGCGGATGCAGGGGGGATTATAGCAGTTGTAGTAGCAACCATCACAAGCCCTATAACTATAACGATTGCAGCCATCGCGGCACTGGCGGCCATTGCCTTTGTCGTCGTCAAAAATTGGGAGCCCATTAAGGCGTTTTTCAGTAACCTCTGGACTAGCATAACTACCACAACGACCGCCGCGTGGGAAGGAATAAAGCAGTTTTTCGGGCAGATACCAGGTGCCGTTTCTACTTTCTTAGGTGCAGCGATTGCCAAAATAACTGAATTCGGCAGTAATATTATAACTTGGGTAGCTATAGAGATCCCCTTATTCGTTAATAACTTTATGACATTCATGGGTGAATTACCGGGGAAGATCGGCTATGCCCTTGGCTTTGCTATGGGGACAATCGTTAAGTTCGGAATAGACGCCGTAAATTGGGTCATGACCGAGGTCCCTAAAATCATTAATAACATTGTAACATTCTTCTCCGAATTACCCGGTAAAATAGGCGCATTACTAACGGGTGTACTAAACACGATTACCGGATGGGGTAATTCGGAGGCATCTTGGGTTGCAGTCAAAGTTCCCCAAATCACCGGTAGTATTGTATCCTTCTTTGCTCAATTACCGGGTGAGATTGCGAATACACTATCTGGCGCTTTGACAAGTTTAATAAACTGGGTGTCAAGTATGGTATCAATGGTCGCGGCGCGAGTACCTGGAATTGTGAGTAGTATTGTCTCATTTTTCTCTGGATTACCAAGCTCCATGGCTAATGTTGGGTCGAATATAGTGGGGGGACTATGGAACGGAATCAGTAACATGGTTGGTTGGCTAGGAAGCAAGGTCAGGGATTTTGCAAGCGGGATCTTACGGGGCATGAAAGATGCTCTTGGGATTAAATCCCCGTCTACCGTGATGCGTGATGAAGTTGGCGCGATGGTCGGGGCTGGAATGGTAGAAGGTATAGACAGGAGCATTAATGGCGTGAAAGCGGCCATGTCTCGCATGAGCAAAAGCCTTGTTGCAGAAGCGACAATCTCAACGAACATAAACGCCCCCGCAACCACGCAAGGCTACGAGGTTTATAACCCCCCTCAAGGCTCCAATATCTACAGCCATGAAGCAAGCCAAGACATGGCCTTGAAAACAGCTCAGGAAGTCGCAAGAGGAATGCTAGAAGCTAATAAAGGCGGTGGCGGATTATATGTAACCATTAAAAACTTTATCAACAACAGGGAGCAGGACGTTCAAGCCTTCGCTGAGGAAATGGAGTTTTACCGAAAACAAGTTGCAACGGGGAAGGGTGGTAGCTAATGGCAGAACCATATTTTATATACAACAATATTTCCAGCCAAGATATGGGGATCCTGGTCAATGAGCTACCGCCAATTATCAAGGCATCCAGGGATATCAATAAAATAACCATACCCGGGCGAGACGGCTTCCTTACTGAGGACTTAGAAACATACGGTGAGACAGTGAAGGCTTGCGAATGTACTATCTTAGACATTACGATGGTTGATCAAGTCCTGGCGTGGTTGGATGGATCAGGCGAGGTTATCTTTAGCAACCAACTAAGCCGCAAGTACCAGGCGTGCATTATTAACCAGATCCCCTTCAATAGGATCATGCGAAAGTGGTATAAATTCATTGTGATCTTTGACTGCCAACCGTTTGCTAAGATGCTGACTAATGCGGTTCAAACATTAACCTCCCCAGGTGTTGTCTTTAACACAGGAACGTATAAGGCAAAGCCAGTTATTAAGGTCAATGGTACGGGAACAATCGATCTCAGCATTAATGGTGACGTGATTCGCTTGACGAACGTCGTGGGCTATGTGACTATTGACTCCGACCTTATGGATTGCTACAAAGACACGTTGCTCCAAAACAACAATATGTCAGGAAATTTTCCCGAGTTAATCGTGGGGCCAAATGCTATCAGTTGGACTGGATCGGTAACCTCTGTGGAGATAACCCCCAACTGGAGGTATATCTAATGATTAACGTATATGACAGCAACGAAACGGCATTTACAAGCAACGGCCTAGTTGTGTTATCTGATGCCATCTCGTGCTCTGTTACAGAAGAATTGAACGGTGTCTTTGAGTGTACCATCGAATACCCGCTGGACGAGCGTGGGAAGTGGCGATACCTTCTAGAAGGTAACATCATTAAGGCCGACAGTCAACTATTCCGTATCTACCATAAATTCAAGAGCTTAACTTCGATGAAGGTAAACGCCCGCCATATCTTTTATGATCTTCTCGACAATCTTTTAGAGGATGTCAGGCCAACCGATCTAAGCGGTTACGGAGCCTTAGATTGGATATTAACTCGCACGCAGTACGCACACCCCTTTACTTCTATGGGCGACGTTGGTGGGTCCGACACTAAATATTTCATCCGAAAGAATCCAGTCGACGCGATCATGGGAACGGATGGGATCATTGTTACCTGGGGCGGTGAACTAGTCAGAGATAACTTTCTGATCAAGCTCCTGGGGGCACGTGGCCTCGACAGAGGCGTCTTAGTCGCTTATGGAAAGAACATTCAAGGGATCGAGGAAACACTTGACACTAGTGGTATATGCACGCGGTTAATGCCTGTGGGCGCTAATGGATTACTATTGCCCGAGAGGTATATTGACAGCCCTTATATCAATAATTACCCAAATCCCAAGATTAAAGTGGTTGAAATTTCAGATGCAGAAACGGAGGAAGCCCTGAGAACGGCAGGAAGTGCCTATATGGTTAATGCCAAAATAGACATTCCTCAATTTAATTACAAAGTCGATTTCCTCGAACTATCCAAAACTGAGGAATACAAGAATTATGCAGTCTTAGAAAGAGTGTACCTTGCGGACACGGTCACGATCAAGCACTCCAAGCTAGGCATAGATCTTAATGCCAAGGTTATTAAAACCACCAAAAATGTTTTAACTGACCGACTCGAAAAGGTCGAGCTAGGCAGTTTCAAACCAAACCTCGCCACGGGAATCAACAACGCAATCCAAGACGTACAGCAAGAGATTCTTAGTGTTAAGTCTGACTATCAAAAGGCCATCGACAACGCCACGGCACTTATCACGGGGGCAGAGGGTGGAAACGTAGTAATACACACTGATGAAACTGGAAAGCCCTACGAGATACTCATAATGGACACAACGGACGTAATGACAGCGACTAATGTGTGGCGCTGGAACCTCGGAGGATTTGGCCACAGTTCGACGGGCATAAACGGGCCATTTGACACGGCCATCACTCAGGATGGCTCCATAGTCGCGAGTTTTATAACTGGCATATTGGGGAAATTCGTAGAATTGCATGGAGGAACAATCATAGGTGGTACGATAACAGGAGCTACCATTCAAACAGCTCTCACAGGCGCTAGGTTAGTTTTGAATGAAACAGACCTTACTGGCGTCCTTGCTTCGGGTTACACTTCGGTCAAAATTTCTCCTTCAACCATTGACTTTTATGGTGACGGATCATATCTTGGAGTACACTCAGGAACTATCAAGAGTGCAGGTCATGCATTAGAATATGATGCAGATACCGCCCATATCTTCAATATCGCAGGAAGCCAAGTTCTTAATATTGGCTCTTATGGAACTACAAGCTATCTATTCACTGCCTTAACTGTTTCAGGTCCAATTACTGGAACTGTAAGCGTAGCACAAACGGCTAATTCTGCAAACTATGCAAATGGAGTAGGTTCAAGTGGCAACATAAAAATTATGAGTTACGCCTTCGCTAGCAGTACGAATACGATAGTATTCACGGACACAAGTAACAATCAATGGTGGGTAAAAGTTGACGCATCTGATAAACGCTTAAAGGATAATATTTCTGATACAGACGAAGTATCCGCACTGTCTAAAATAATGGCTATTAAGCATAGACAATTTGATTGGAAGAGAGGCGGCCATGTAGACATAGGATATATTGCAGATGAAATGATTGAGATTGATCCTAACTTCGCAATGGCATTGCCTTCAAAAGTCGATGATGAAGGCAATGAAGTAGAATCTATGCTTCAAATCAAAACTGATACCGTAATGTTTATGATGACTAAAGCAATGCAGGAAATGCAAAGAGAAATTGAAAAATTGAAGGAGGTGTAAAGATGGATGTAGATGCAAATATTGTAATCGAAAAACTCTGTAGTCAACTTGGACAAATGGCTAAGGTTCTTGCGGTGAAGGATGCTCAGATTGAATTGCTACAGGGAGAGATTGCCAAACTTAGCGTAAAGAAATAGACTGTTTTCAAAAAGCCATGAGGCTTATTTTTTATGGGTAGAAACAATTGACTAAATAGCAAAAGAGAAGGCGAAAATTTGTCGTCCTAACCTTCTCTTTTGCCCATCTTTTGTTACAAGAATTTGTCATAATATTAAGAGGGGGTAATTTAAATGGCAGTAGTAATTTGTATTGGTGCTCATCAAGATGACGATACTTTAATAATGGGAGGTTGTATCGACGATCACGTTCATGCAGGGCATGTGGTTTATTACGCTACTATTACAGATGGTTGTGGTTCTGCACTTAGAAAGAATGTAGCTCCTTATAATGGGTGGACAGATGCACAATTTATGGCAGCACGTGATACAGAGACCAATAATGCTGTTATTGCGTTAGGAGCGTCTACTAGAAATTCAACTTTAGGACGTTTGGCCGATGGACAAACTAATGCAAATAGGCATATTGGAAATGATGTCTCTTTAAGCAAATTGAATATGAAAGTGGTAAATAGAGTAAGGGACGTAATTCAAAAAGTAGCTATGGAGAATGATGTTAATGTTATTGATGTGAGAGTAAAGACTCATAGCTATAATGATCCTCATGCAGACCATATGGCAGTATGCGCAGCTGTACTATATCTATTGTATTTGGGAGAAATATCTGATGTTAGATTATATGTACACACGGATAACTGGTATGATGGTAATAATGGATTTCCTTCGGCCGCCACTTTAGGGGCAGGAAGAGAAGCCTCACCCAGTGCACCGGAACATGGTGAGGCTATTTTAAGGTACGTTGCTACAACAGATACACACTTTGGACAACCTGGCAAAGCGGTCTATGGAATAGGTTATCAATCGGTAAGTGGTATGTTTAATACAGTATGGGGAGATACGTGTAGTTACGTCTACGCACCGCCAGCCCCAATTCGTAATCATATCTCATGGGATGATTCTCCGGTAGGAAAAATTAATGTAGCAACTCCACTTTATACAACTGCAGATACAGGCTCCGCAGTCTTGAGAAATATGGTTGCTGGAGAAGTTGTTATGTTTGATCGGAATCTTACGGGTTCTTTTCGCGGTTGCATAACAGGAACAGGATCTAGTTTCCCAATGGGTTATATTTTAGATTCTGCCATCACTCCTATTAGAGCGACTTCAATGAATATTGTTACTCGTTATGCACTGTATGCTTATACAGATGTAAGCCGTACAACAAAGTTAGCAGATATACCTTCAGGGGCAAAACTTGTTCCTTTTGGTGGGATATTTGCTGAGGATGTTTTGACTGCTTTCAATACAGGATCTTTGTGCCGTATAATGGGCTATACTATTGGGTCAGATCCGACCATTATCCTTCATGATTGTTTCGTTGATACTAACTGGGTCTGTGGTAATCAATCTTTATATAATGTTTATTTAGCCTAAAGGCAAATAAAATAATGGTGCACTTAAATAGGGCAGATGATGGGCTTAGGTAGCCTATTCTTTATGCCCTTCTACCGAACATCCGACTGATTATGCGCAGTAACCACCTCTGAAATATGGGGTGTTTCTTTATGCCTTATTTTATTTTTATATCTCAAGAAAGGAAGTGATAGGTAATGGATGAAACTCAAGAACAGACCACAGCTCGCCTTATTGCCCAAGCTGCAAACGCTGCCGCGAAAGCAGTAAGTGAAGCCGCACAGGCAGCGGCTGTTGTGATCGCTAAAGAAAATGCTACAACCCTAACTGAGATTGCTGTGTTGAAAACCGAAGTAGGAATAATTAAGAGTCAGCAGACTTCCTTTGAGTCTGAAATGAACAGGAAAATGGACAACTTGGGGCCAAAGTTTAAAGAAATATTTGATAAACTCGATGTAGTATTGTTGGGCAGACCAACGTGGGCAGTAACATTGATCATAACTGGTCTGTTTGGTTTGTGCGCGAGCTTAATTGTTTATGTTGTTACCCATCCAATCTGAAAGTAGAAAGGAAGATTTATATGCCAAGAATTTGTATAAATTTCGGCCATGGCCCACTAAACTCAGGAAACTTCGACCCAGGAGCGGTTGCACCAGATGGTTATCAAGAGTCCACAGAAACCCGCGAGG